GGAAGATGCTAGACGGTATGAATCCTTTGATTCAGGGTTTGAAACCTATGGTAGATAAGATAGATGGGTTTGTAAAGAAAGCAGAAGAATTTATAGGAAATTTATTAGGTATAAAAACTGGATTTATTAATTTAATCAATGTTACAATCGCTTTAACTACAGCATTTATAGCACTTAAAACCATTATTGCATTATATGCTGCAAAACAACTAATGGGCGGAGGCGGAATACCAGGTGGCGGAGTACCAGGCGGAGGTGGAGGCACAGGTACTGGAAGAACACCAGGCGGAGGTACCGGGGGAAGAGTTCTTAGAGGAGTAGGGGCCGGTTCTCTACTAGGAATACTAGGAGTAGGTGCTGATCTTTTATCAGATAATGCTCAAGCAGCAGGGATGCCTAGAACTGCTGCAGGATTGAATATAGCAGGAGGAGCAGCTACAGGTGCTGGAATAGGTGCTGCTGTAGGATCAGTGGTACCGGGTGTAGGAACAGCAGCTGGAGCAATTGTTGGAGGTGGAGCAGGAGCTTTAATACAGACAATAAGAAACTTAGAAACATTTTTAAAGTCTAGTGAAGAAGAGGATAGTGAATCCCCTCCGGCAGGTAGTAATCAACCACAATCTTCCAGTGCCGTAGCAGTTGGATCAGGGGGAGAATCTTTATTGCAGCAATTGATTTTATTAAATAATCAAACAGCTTCGATGATTAATCTAATGAGACAGACCTCAGACAACACTCAAAGAACTTATGAAGCAACAAGACGATTGGATAGGAATCTTTTTCCTAGTCCGAATTGAATTTAAGGAAATGTAATGTCCTGGAGAAAATATTTCACAACCGTTAATACTAGTGGCAATTTAAGTCCTGTTAGTGGGATAGCCAGTACAGCGGCCAACCCGTCTAGATCAAATTATTCTAGTTATTTGCCCGATGTTTATGCTGGACATCCTAATCGTTTAGAAAGATATGGACAGTATGACACTATGGATACTGATAGTGAAGTGAATGCTGCTTTAGATATTCTAGCAGAATTTTGTACGCAAGAAAATATAGAAAATGGGACTCCTTTTCAAGTATTTTTCAAAGAACAGGCTACACATACTGAAATTAAAATTATTCAAAAGTATCTTCAACAATGGAGTAAATTAAATAAATTTCAAAAAAGAATTTTCAAAATTGTTAGAAATAGTTTCAAGTATGGTGACGTATTTTTTGTTAGAGATCCAGAAACACAAGCATGGATGTATATAGATCCTGCTAAAGTAGATAAAATTATAGTTAACGAAAGTGATGGGAAAAAACCAGAACAATATCATATTCGAGATTTCAATCCAAATTTAGAAACACTGGCTACAACAGCAATAAATCCAAGTAATCTTCAAGGAGGAGGTAGTACTTTCGGAGGGGCCTATGGCACTGGTCAGGGAGGTGCAGGAGGTAGTAGAGGAATGGTGGGCAGCTTCCCTACAAGTACATCTGGATCAAGATTTACACAAAATCAAAATCAATATGCTATAGATGCTAGACATGTAATCCATATTTCAATGAGTGAAGGGTTAGATAACAATTATCCTTTTGGTAACAGTTTATTGGAAAGCATCTTCAAAGTTTTCAAACAAAAAGAACTACTTGAAGATGCTATCATAATTTACAGAGTTCAAAGAGCACCAGAACGCAGAGTTTTTTATATTGATGTAGGTAATATGCCCAGTCATTTGGCTATGGGATTTGTTGAACGTGTGAAAAATGAAGTTAATCAGCGTAGAATTCCTAGCGTAACAGGTGGAAGTCAAACAGTAATTGATTCAAGCTATAATCCGTTAAGCATTAATGAAGATTATTTTTTCCCTCAAACAGCAGAAGGCAGAGGTAGTAAGGTTGAAATTTTGCCAGGAGGAACTAATTTGGGTGAAATAGATGATTTAAAATATTTTACCAATAAATTATTTAGAGCACTACGTATACCTAGCAGTTACTTACCTACAGGACCGGACGATGGAGGAAGTAATTTCAATGATGGAAGAGTTGGAACAGCCTATATTCAAGAATTAAGATTTAACAAATACTGTGAAAGATTACAAAGTCTGCTCAATGAAACTTTTGATATTGAATTTAAAATGTATTTGCTGAATAAAGGTATTAATATAGATAACAATATTTTTGATTTAAAATTCAATCCACCTCAAAATTTTGCTTCATATAGGCAGTCAGAAATGGATACTGCTCGTGTTAATACATTTAATACTTTGTTAGCTGTACCATTTATGAGTAGAAGATTTGCTCTAAAACGATTTATGGGATTAACATCTGAAGAGATAGCACAGAATGAATCTATGTGGAAGGAAGAAAATATAGATATAGATGTAAAATTAAGTGCTAGCGCAGAATTACGTAGTCAAGGTGTGACGGCAAATAATATTTCGGGCGATATAAATAATTTACAAGGTGCAACAGCACTACCTGATCCTGGTGCTACTGGTGCTGCCCCGGTTGAAGGTGAAGCTGCTGCTCCTGCAGCAACTCCTGCGAGTTAATATTATGTTATTAAAAGAATTTATGTATATCGATCGAAAACCTTTAGATGTCGCAGATGATCGACGTTACATTTCTCACAATGATAGTAGTATATTAAGGAATGAAGATACTAGAAAAACTAGATTGACATTAAAAATGATCAACGAGATACGTCGTGCCAGTGAAGCACACGATATTGAAAGAAAAGAGGATCTTGGACTAATACGTAAGATGTATGCCTTACCCCCTCCTGCTCCAACTGCCTAAATTTTGTAATTAAAAAATAAATATTTTTAGTAAAATTATCAAAACAGAATAAAAATCTGTCACTTTTAGTCAAAACTGCTCATTTTTGGCGTATTTGATATCGAAATTCTTTACAGTTTGTAAATATATCTACATATTGCCACAACCATAAGGAGAATTCGCAATGTCAACTAAATTTGAGCAATTGCTTGACTACATTGTCAACGAAGAAATGGATAAGGCCAATGAGCTTTTTCATGAAATCGTTGTAGAAAAGTCACGCGAAATTTATGAAAATCTCATCGCTGAAGAAGATGAGGAAGAACAACAAGACGAATCTACAGATAGAGAAGAAGAGCAAGAACAGCAAGACGAATCTATGGGTAGAGAAGAAGAGGAAGAACAGCAAGACGAATCTATGGGTAATGATGATACATCATTAGAAGATAGTTATGAACTAGAAGCAGAGGATGATGATGAGGACGATATGCCCGATCAAGATAAAGGGGATGATGTTCTTAGAGATATTGAAGTAGATGGTATGGGTGATGAAGAAGATGCTATTTTAGATATCAAGCAGGCAATTGAAGATCTAGAAGCTGCCTTTGATGAATTAAAAGCAGCAAAAGGAATGCCTGATTCAGACATGGATTCATCCGATGACATGGACATGGACACGGACATGGATTCAAAAGATGATATGATGGGATTACGAGAATACAGAGAAACTGTTGCTAAACCAAGTGGACATGTAGCCGGTGCAAATACTGGTGAAAAAATGCCTGTTTCGAATGAAGGCCAAAGTCCAATTAGCAGTGGATCTGGTAAACCTACCAGTGGTGCCAATAGTAAAAATATTGTAGCTAAAGGTGCAACTTCAAATGAAGATGGAACCAGTCCTAAAGGTAAAGTTGGAGGGGTGGTAAAACAAGGTGGTAAATTTGTTGGAAACAATACGCACAATGTTGATAATGTTAAATCCGGAGTGAAAACTCTTAGTAAAGTAGCACATCCAGCTGATGCAGAAGGTCATGCTGTCGGTGCTGGAACAGGTGAAAACAGTGTCAAAGGTGCAACAAATACTACCAGTCCTTTGAAGCACATCAAATAATTAGAGATTTGGGATGAAATTAACTTATCTTAGAGAACATTTAAGTTTCGATCAATCCGGTATTATACTGGAAAGTGATGATAAAGATGGTAAAACTCTTTACTTAAAGGGTATTGCCATCCAGGGCGGAATTAGAAATGCAAATGGACGAATATATCCAGTAAATGAAATTGAACGTGCAGTTAAAACACTAAATGATCAAATACAAAACGGATATTCTGTATTAGGAGAAGTTGACCATCCCGATGATCTAAAAGTAAATTTGGACCGAGTCTCACATATGATAACACAGATGTGGATGGAAGGTCCTAATGGTTATGGTAAAATGAAAATTTTACCTACACCGATGGGTAACTTAATTCGTACTATGCTCGAAAGTGGTGTAAAACTTGGAGTTAGTTCTCGAGGTAGTGGCAATGTCAATGACACAAACGGTCAAGTGTCCGATTTCGAGATAATCACAGTAGATGTAGTTGCTCAACCCAGTGCCCCTGGTGCTTATCCTACTCCCGTGTATGAACATTTGATGAATACACGTTATGGTATGAAAGCACACAGGGTCTCTGTAGAAACACAAGATGATCCAAAGGCCCAAAAATATCTTCAAGAGGCGATCTTGAAAGTTATTAAAGGTCTAAAATAAAGCCCGAGGAGAAATATATGTTGGACGCATTCAAACAGTTAGTCGAATCAGGCGTGATGACAGAAGAAACAAGAACTATTGTTGAAACTGCATTACAAGCTAAGATTCAAGAGAATCGCGACCAAGTTGCCGCTGAGCTTCGTGAAGAATTTGCACAAAAATACAATCATGATAAACAAATTATGGTTGAAGCAATTGACAAGATGTTAAGCGACAGATTGGCTGCTGAAATGGCCGAATTGTACGAAGATAAAAAAGCTTTAACAGAAGCAAAAGTTGTCTATGAACAAAAAATAGTACAGCACAGTAAAATGTTAGAAAGTTTTATCATTTCACAACTAGGTAAAGAATTAATAGAATTTCAAAGTGATCGTAAAAAGGTCACAGAGAATTTTTCTAAATTAGAAAGTTTTGTTGTACATGCATTAGCTAAAGAAATTTCAGAATTTGCACAGGATAAGCGCGATCTAACTGAAACGAAAGTTCGTTTAGTGCGCGAAGCTAAAGGTAAATTTGAAGAAATTCGTAAACAGTTTATTCAACGTTCTGCAAAAGTTGTTGAGAACACTATTAGTAAAAAACTTACAGCTGAAATTTATCAGCTGAAAGAAGATATTGAAAGTGCTCGTAATAACGATTTCGGACGTAGAATTTACGAAGCTTTTGCACAAGAGTATAGTGTAAGTTTCTTAAATGAAAAATCTGAAACCAGTAAATTGTTAAAGATTATTCATAATAAAGATAAACAACTTGCCGAAGCTCAACAGCAGATTGCAGAAAAACAGCAAATTGCAGAATCTAAAGAACGTGAATTACGTGTTCAGAAAGATCTCATGGAGCGTAAAGCTGTGATGGCTGAAATGTTGGCACCATTGGATGCTAGCAAAAGAGAAGTAATGCAGCAATTATTAGAGAGCGTTGAAACACGTAAACTAGGATCTGCATTTGAAAAATACCTACCCGCAGTAATGGAGGGTGAAAGTAAGGTTGCCGCAAAGAAAACTGTACTTGCCGAAAGTAAAGAAATCACTGGTAATCGTGAATCCAAGCCAGAGGTAGGCTTAGATAACATCTTAGATATCCGCAAATTAGCTGGTCTAAGATAATTAGAAAAAATTCAAGGAGACAAAAATGTCACAACTTTTAAATGAAAGATGGTCAGAGACCAAAGTCGCTCTGCTTGAAGGCCTACAGGGTAATAAGCGCGGAGTCATGGACGTATGTTTAGAAAATACTCGTCGTTACTTGACAGAAAGCGCAACCGCTGGCGCAACAAGCACAGGAAATATTGCAACACTTAACCGTGTTATTCTTCCAGTAATTCGTCGTGTAATGCCAACCGTTATTGCTAACGAAATCGTTGGTGTTCAGCCTATGACTGGACCAGTTGCACAAATCCATACACTACGTGTTCGTTATGCTGATGACGGCAACAACGTTGTAGCAGGTGAAGAAGCTCTAAGCCCATTCAAGATTGCTGCTGCTTACTCAGGTAATAACGTAGACGCAACACCTAAAGCTGACACAACTGCTAGCTTAGAAGGTCGTCCAGGTCGTAGAATGAGCATTCAAATCTTAAAGGCACCAGTAGAAGCTAAGTCACGTAAACTAAGCGCTCGCTGGACCTTTGAGGCTGCACAAGACGCACAAGCACAACAAGGTATCGATATTGAAGCAGAAATTATGGCTGCTCTAGCACAAGAAATTACTGCTGAGATCGATCAAGAGATTCTTGCTTCTCTACGTAGTTTAGCCAGTGTTGAAGAAACATATGACCAGTCATTAGTTTCTGGTACTGCTACATTCGTTGGCGATGAACATGCTGCTCTTGCAATTCAAATCAACCGTGTTGCAAACTTGATTGCTCAGCGTACACGTCGTGGTGCTGGTAATTGGGCAGTTGTTTCTAACCAAGCTCTTACAATTCTTCAAAGCGCAACAACTAGTGCATTCGCTCGTACAACAGAAGGCACTTTTGAAGCACCAACTAACACCAAGTTTGTTGGTACACTAAATGGCGCAATGCGTGTTTATGTTGATGCATATCTAAGCGATGCAACAGCACAAGACAACAATCAGGTTCTAATTGGTTATAAGGGCGCAAGCGAAGCTGATGCTGCTGCTTTCTATTGCCCATATATTCCTCTAATGAGCTCCGGTGTTGTTCTTGATCCGGCAACATTCGAGCCAGTAGTTGGCTTCTTAACACGTTACGGTTATGTTGAGTTAACAAATACAGCTAGCTCACTCGGTAACGCCGCTGACTACTTAGGTAAAGTTGCAATTACTCACGCTAAAGTTAGCTTCAAGTAATTTACTTTACTTACTAAGTACAAAAACGCCCTTCGGGGCGTTTTCTTTTTATATCGCTAAATAATTTGTTCGCCCTTTTAGGGGTTTATGCGGCACCCACCGCGTAGGCAATAGAACTGTCTAATACAAAGGAGAAACAAATGGGACGTCCTATTAATAAAAAATATTTTGCAAATACAAATGCACCATACGATGATGCACAAACTGGCGGACTGACTGGAGTCGGCGGAGAAGGAGTATCAACCGTAGTAGTTGGTTCATCTGGTACTAACTACTCTGAAGGTGCAACAATTACTTTTAGTAATCCTCAGATTTCAGGAGGATCTACTGCTACAGGATCTGCTACGGTAACATCAGGTAACGGCGGAATTACAGCAGTTTCTGTTACATCAAATGGAGCCGGTTATACAAGTACAGCAACAATTACAGTTACTACTGCAACAGGAGTTAATGTAGCAGGTACCGGTACATCGGGGCAAAGCGTTATATATGTAACTACATCTGGTTTATTTGTAGGAATGTCTATTACTGGTACAGGTGTAGGTGCTAGCGCAAAAATAAATTCAATAGCATCTGCATCAGTTGTGCCAAGCGTGGCAAATGCAAGCACAGTTACAGGTACTTTAATTTTCCGCGATGATGGTAGTGGTGCTTCATTTGTAACATCATTAACTAGCAGCCAACAAAATGGTATTACTGTCTACGCTTATGTTCCTGGCGGTAGTAGTGGTGTAATTGGTGATATTATGAAACAAGAAGCTAGTCGCAGATATCTTGTGCAAACTGCACAAGGTTCAGGTCAGTGTATTTTAGTAACAACTTCAACATTGGCATCAGGAGAAATGTATATTACTGCCTCTGATGTTTTAGGTAACACTTATTTTGTTGACAAACTGACATCAAGAAAAGCAAGATTGTATCAGTATAATCTATCAACCGGTTCTTATGAATATGCCGACGGTGATGTAACACGTTGGAGTTTAGATACCGCTACGACTGGTACAGTTCAAATCGCAAATAATTAAAAATTATTTGATTTGACAAAGGGCTCTTTTGAGCCCTTTTTTGTTGATCATGCATAATACTCAATTAGGTAAATACTGGTATGATTACAGAATGGCGCAATCCTAGATTAGTTTCTCAATATTCGGAATCAAATGCTGAAACTATTCATATAAAGTGGGATGATTCTAACGGTTATGCAGGTCTGCGTTCATCTAATGGGTCTTCAGTAGGTACATTAGGAAAATTAATTCATATAGCTAGAAGCCCTAAGCCGGATATTGTGAATAAAACATATTATATTAAAATGACCAACTATAGTTTTACAAATTTATCTAATACAATTAACGGAATTGAACTTAAATTACTTAGTAAAAGAGTTGGAAGAATTACAGATGATACCGTTTCATTATCAAATATTACCAAACAGATAATAGAAGATCCTTCATTTGGTGTAGTTTTAAGATTTAAAAGTCATCCTGAATGGCCGCATAGTGATCCGATGGATTTAATATCGGTACAGCTACGAATTCATTAAACTAATAAATACTCTAAAGGAATAGAAAATGGCTGATTTAGTAAGAGTTTCGGGAACAAGGCAGGTAACATTATCTGGTCCAAATACCATTGCTGCACCTGCTGGTAATGTTGTCCTAAGCTCTACCAGTACAATTGTTACAGGTCAATTAAATGTATTATCAGATGCAATTGTAATCGGATCAGCTAGAATTGGTCAGAAATTAGTTGTTAGTGATGTTGGCCGATCAGATCAAGAAATCGTCTTTAATACTAATAATGCTGCTAATGTAGGTAATCCTTTTGGAATTGAATATACAGCTACAAACGTCTATTTTAACGCTACATCAGAACCTGATATTACTACACAGAAAAATTTAAGAAAACAGGCCGGTGCTTATTTTCCAGGCGGTGTAGGAATTGAAAAAGATTTAAATGTAGGCGGATTTATCTATGGTAGAATTCAGTTCTCTAGTACTACCAGTCAAATTACAGTTGAATCAACTAATACAAATGAATTATATTATCCTACATTTGTAAAAACTATAGGTGTTACTGGAGTTCCACTATATGCAGATCTAGTCGGAACTTACGGTGCTTTAAGTTATAACCCCGGACTAGGTACCTTATCTGTTGAAAAAATTACAGTTAAAGATCAAACTACTGCTTCTAGTATATCTACAGGAGCATTAGTGGTAGACGGCGGTGTTGGTATTAAGGAAAATTTGTATGTAGATGACATATATACAAAATTTTTAAGAAATGTTACCGAAAAAATAACAGTTAAACCACCGACTTCTGATCCTTATCTTGAAGTTCAAGGCAATATTAGAGTATTAGGTGATAGACCCATTGGTACTGCTCCAGTAGTTACTAATACACTCTATGTAACTGTAGACGGTAATGATACTAATGACGGTCTTGCTCAGGATTCTAGCAGAGCATGTAGAACAATAGGGGGAGCAATTAATAGTCCATACTATAGACCAGGTACACAAATTTTAGTTAGTGCAGGAACTTACTACGAAGATAATCCTCTTAGATTATTACCATATACTTCAATTCGTGGCAGTGATATAAGAACAACGTTCATAGAACCAATTAATAAAACTCAAGACCTTTTCCATTTAGATAGTGGTTGCTATCTAAATTATATGACCTTCTTGAATGGAAGAAGCGGACTCTTAGAAGGTGAATATGCACAAGGATTTAATAGAGGTGCTTATGCAACAGCTTTCCCTCCATTAGTGGGCGATGATAGAATAGATTTATTCCATTCACCATATGTTCAAAATTGTACTAACCAGAGCGGACCATGGCTTAAAGACGGTACACTGTTTATACCAAATCAAACAGTTCAAGTTCCTATCGCAGTGGGTACAGGTACATGGGTAAAAAATACAACATCGGTGATTGTGGTAGTCAGTACCGGTACTATTACCCAAGGTATGTATGTAAATTCAGGTCAACAAAATC